CAGACTTACATTAAGGGGCAGGTGTTTACCACTGAGGCGGTAACCCTTGACTACTAGTTGTAATAGATGTGGTAGTTGGCCGTGTAACTGTGGAGCCATTACTGTAACCCCTTCTGCGCCTATCGTTATCCAGGTCTCAACACCTACCCAGTACACCCAGTCTCAAACCACCCTTCAGGTCCTGCCTGGGCAAGGTGGGGCTAGAGGTATACAAGGTACGCAGGGCCTTCAGGGCTCTTATGGTGTACAGGGAGCTACTGGAACCAGTCTTCATAACATCTCTTATACCTATACCCAGGCTACCCCTTCGGCTACTTGGACTATTAATCATAATTTGGGCTATAACCCTAACCTTACAGTTCAAGATTCCGCTGGTACCATTGTTGAAGGCGAAATATCGTACACCAATTCGAACTCACTTACGGTCACATTCTCAGCAGCTTTTAGCGGATACGCGTACCTATCTTAAGGAGATAGTTCCATGGCACGTAAGTTTTTAACACCTATCAACCTCTCTCAACTAGAGCTGCAGAATGCCGCTATTCAAAACCTGGCAACTGCTCCATCAAGCCCAGTAACAGGTCAAATCTATTTTGATACAACACTTGGTTACCTCAGAACATGGAATGGCACAGCATGGCTTAACGCCAGCATTGGTGCTAACGGTGCTCAAGGAACACAGGGCATCCAAGGTGTGCAGGGCACACAAGGTATTCAGGGTACGCAAGGTATCCAAGGAGTTCAAGGTACCCAAGGCACTCAGGGAACACAAGGTACCCAAGGCACGCAAGGCATCCAAGGCCTAACTGGTTCTCAAGGTACACAAGGTACCCAGGGCATCCAAGGAATCACAGGTTCACAAGGAACTCAAGGCATCCAGGGAATTACTGGAGCGCAAGGTACTCAAGGTATTCAAGGCGTACAAGGAACCCAGGGTACTCAAGGTACACAGGGTGTTCAAGGCCTACAAGGTATCCAGGGAACTAACGCTGGAATCCTTTCAACTGATAGCAGCCTTAATATTAACGGCTCTGGTGTTCTTTCTGTCAACACCTCCGTTATAGCTACTAAGGCGTATGTTGATGCAACAGCAGAGGGACTTTCAGTACTTGAGTCTGTTCGCACAGATACCAACACTAACCTTAACTTAGCCTCTACTCTTACAACTCTTAACGGCGTAACCCTTGCTAACAACGACCGCGTGTTGGTTAAGAACCAGACTACCGCTACTCAAAACGGTATCTATATCTATAACTCTACATCTAGCTTACTTGTTGCGTCTACTAACGCAGAAGACACGAACCTTAAAGAAGGCTCGTTCGTATTCGTAGAAGAAGGTACCAACGCCGCACAAGGTTGGGTTATCACCGCTTACTCAGGTGGAGCTTCTACCTGGACACAGTTCTCTGCTGCTGGAGAGTACACAGCTGGTAACGGAATCACCATCTCTGGTGGCGCAATCTCAGCTAACTACGGTTCTGGCCTTACAGTTTCTGGCTCACAACTTGTAGTAGACACCAGCAAGGTTGTTGAAAAATACACAACTCTTATCGGTGATGGTTCAAGCACTAGCTACACAGTTACCCACAACCTAGGCACACAGAGCGCGATTGCAATCGTTTACGACGCATCAACAAATGCCGAAGTTGTTACTGATGTGGCTTACTCAACATCTAACACCGTAACAATTGGGTTTGCTGTTGCACCATCTTCAAACGCTTATCGCGTAGTAGTACACGCTTAATCTAGGAGCGCTTAATGTCCCGTAAGTTTGTTGTACCTATAGGGTTGCTAGCGTTAGCTAGTGACCCTGTTGGTCATGAAGCTGGGGACGCTTACTACAGCACGACATTAAATGCTATTAAGACATTTGATGGAACTAACTGGACTGCACAATCAAGCACTACTTTGGCTGATCTTGATGGGGGAAGTGCTACTTCTAACTACGGCGGCATTACTTCCATTAATGCTGGCACAGCGACAGGATGAGGATAAAATAACCTAATGGCTATTCAAATTCAACTTCGCCGCGACACAGCTGCCAACTGGACGTCTGCAAACCCAACTCTAGCTAGCGGTGAACTTGGCTTAGAGACAGACACAGGCAAGTTTAAAGTCGGTAACGGCTCTACTTCTTGGACATCTCTTTCTTACTCTTCAGGTATTCAAGGCGTTCAAGGCGTTCAAGGAACCATGGGTTACACAGGTTCTCAAGGCGATATTGGTCCAGAAGGTGCTCAAGGCACACAGGGCGTGCAAGGCACTCAGGGTATTCAAGGAAACCAGGGAACTACTGGTATTCAGGGTGCTCAGGGAACACAAGGCGTTCAAGGTACTCAAGGCTTGCAGGGACTTCAAGGGGTCCAAGGTACTCAGGGCATCCAAGGAATTTCGGTTCAAGGTACTGCAGGTACCTCTGTAACAATTCTTGGTTCATATAATACTTACGCAGCTTTAGTAGCCGCACATCCAACAGGTAATAACGGAGACGGCTATATCATTGACCCTAACCTTTGGGTATGGGAAGGTACACAGTGGGTTAACGTTGGAATTATCCAAGGACCACAAGGAACAAATGGTACGCAAGGAACTCAAGGAGTTCAAGGTGTTCAAGGACCTCAGGGTCTACAAGGCACCCAAGGCATTCAAGGAACCCAGGGTGTTCAGGGAGTTCAAGGTCTTTTAGGTATTCAAGGATTTGTTGGCCTTCAAGGATTAACTGGTGCCCAAGGAACCCAGGGTGTTCTAGGTACACAAGGGGCGCAAGGTACACAAGGAGTTCAGGGAACCCAAGGTGTGCAGGGTACCCAGGGTACTCAAGGCATCACTGGAGCTCAAGGAGCAACTGGTACACAAGGTGCAACAGGACAAACTGGAACCCAAGGAACTCAAGGAGTTCAGGGGGCCCAGGGTACTCAAGGCATCCAGGGTATCCAAGGAGTAACAGGTGCTCAAGGCACTACAGGAGATCAAGGCACCCAAGGCACCCAAGGCACCCAAGGCACCCAAGGCACTCAGGGTATTCAAGGACTCCAGGGAGTTCAGGGGCCTCAAGGTACTCAAGGTACTCAAGGTACTCAAGGTACTCAAGGTACACAGGGTATCCAAGGAAACCAAGGTCTACAAGGAATTCAAGGCATCACAGGTTCGCAGGGAACTACTGGTCAAACAGGAGCTCAGGGAACCCAGGGAATTCAAGGTGTTCAAGGTCTTCTAGGTATTCAAGGCTTACAGGGAAACCAAGGAACCGTTGGTATTCAAGGAGCAACTGGTACTCAAGGAACGCAAGGTATTCAAGGTGTTCAGGGCACTCAAGGTGTTCAAGGAACCCAGGGAATTCAGGGCACTCAAGGAACACAGGGCACACAGGGAATTACAGGTTCTCAAGGAACTACTGGCACAACAGGCGCACAGGGAATTACAGGTACTACTGGTATCCAAGGTGTACAGGGTACACAAGGCCTACAAGGACTGCAAGGTGTTCAGGGCACTCAAGGTATTCAAGGCCTTATGGGTGCTACAAGTACCGCTAACGCTCACCAATCTGTAAACCTAGCAACTGCCTCCGCAGTGCTTCCTAACTCTCCAACGTATACAAACGGAACTGCCGACCTTAACGGCGGAACAGGTATTGGTGCTAACCTTACTGCCACTACATTTGGCGCTTTAGTAGTTGACAGCGTAACTGTTACCTCAGGACAAAGAATCCTCGTTAAGGATCAAGCAAACGCAATTCAAAATGGTATCTACACAGTTACCACTGTTGGATCTGGTTCTGCGTACTGGGTTCTTACCCGTTCATCAGATTACAGCAACTCAGTGTCAGCAGAAGATGTTGAGCCTGGTGACTACGTTACCGTTCTTGCTGGAACCGTAAACGCGATTACTACGTGGATTCAGTACGACGTGGGTTCAAATTCTGATGAATCTATTAAACTTGGCACAGACGCAATCAACTGGACTAAGACCTCTGGTGTAGGTTTACAAGGCCCTACAGGCCCTACTGGCGCTGGTGGAACAATTGCTTACTATGGTTCATTCTTTGACACCACAACTCAGTCTAATGCAGGCTACCCTTCAGCGGCTAACGTTGTTGCTATCAACAGCACTGGCGTAAGCAATGGCGTATCTGTTGTGTCTGGCAATCAACTTACCTTTACTTACGCTGGCACTTACCTTATTAACTTTATTGGCCAGTTCATTACTAGCGGCGGTGGAAGCAATTACCAAGTAACAGTTTGGTACACCAAGAATGGCTCACCAGTAACAGGTGCTGCATACACATTCACCACTGCTGGAGTCAACGAGCAAGTATCTGCAAACGTAGAAAACACTTTGACTTTGGCTGCTGGAGATTACATCCAGTTCTACTGGTACTCAAACAATCAGTACATGCAGTTGGTACCGACTTCGGCTGGAACATCACCAACCCGACCATCTGCACCTAGCCTTGTAGTCAATGCGATGCAGGTTACATATACACAGGCTGGACCGACAGGAGCCACTGGTGCTCAAGGCATTACTGGTACACAAGGCATCACGGGTTCTCAGGGAGCAGTTGGTTCTCAAGGAACAACGGGAACACAGGGCACCACTGGGGTCACAGGTGCACAAGGTACTCAAGGAATCCAAGGAATCCAAGGAAACCAAGGCACACAAGGTATCCAAGGAATAACTGGTTCTCAGGGACTTACTGGGGCTCAGGGAATCACTGGTTCTCAAGGCGCTACTGGGGCTCAAGGAACGCAAGGCGTTCAAGGAAACCAGGGAGCTACTGGTATTCAAGGAAACCAAGGAACTCAAGGAGTTCAGGGTGTCCAAGGAACCCAAGGTATCCAGGGCAACCAAGGTACTAATGGCATCCAAGGAACTACTGGAGCTCAAGGACTTACAGGATCTCAAGGAACTATTGGAACCCAGGGTGCAACAGGTTCTCAGGGAACTCAAGGAGTTCAAGGAACAATTGGTGTCCAAGGCTTCACAGGTATTCAAGGCTTAACTGGTCTACAAGGACTTATCGGTTCACAGGGAACTACTGGTTCTCAGGGAACTGCTGGATTTGTTGGCTCAAATGGTTCTCAAGGTACAACTGGTGCTCAGGGAACCGTGGGTGCTCAAGGTGCCACAGGAACTCAAGGCCTAACAGGTTCACAAGGAGCAACAGGTACCCAGGGTCTACAAGGTACTCAGGGCGGTTCAGGAATTGTTACTGTTGGCAATGGCCTTCAGTACACCTCTGGAACTTTATCGCTACAGGCTGTTACAGGTACTGGATATACAACTGTACTATCTACAAGTCCAACTCTTACTACTCCAGTTATTGGTGCTGCAACAGGTACATCCCTAGCGCTTCAGTACACAGCTAATACAACTACTAACGCAGGAGCTCTTGCTGTTGGTGGCAATACAACGACGTCTACTGGACAGCTAGCTACCTTCGTAGGCGCTGATACCCAGTACGCAAACGTAATTCTTCAGAACTCAAACAGTGCCAATACTGCATATGCAGCGTTTGTTACAGCTAACGATCAATATGCTTCTAGCGGCTCTTATATGGAGATGGGTACTAACAGCAGTACCTACGCATCCTCTAACGGTCTTGGATATCCAGCTAACTCGTTTACCTTACAGGGGGTTAACTTCCTTGAGGCTAACAACGGTGATTTCACCATTGGTACCTGGACAAACAACGCTATACACTTCGTTGTAAACGGCCAGACCAACACAGCTGATGCGCTTACGATTGCAACCTCTGGAGCTATCACAGCATCCAGCACCATCACCTCTACAGCATTTAAGACATCTGGTGGAACAGCTAATCAGATTGTTAAGGGTGACGGTTCGCTATCTCAGGACTTTACAGCTCTAACCCTGTGCTTTGGTGGGCTCTAACGTAGCCAAATCATTCCGACATCAGCTGTCGGTCTTAGATTAGCTTCTTTCCAGCCGCCTGAGGTCCAGGCTTCTTCATGCTTGGATACCCACTCTACTAGGGCAAACGTGTTGTCTTCTTGTAGTGGGAACCACTCTTCAGGTTGATCTAAATGGTTAACAATGAATTGAGGTGCGTACTCTCGGTATCCAAGGTTGTAAAGGTAGTCCAGTTGTAGCTCATGCTCTGTAAGGGTAGCGTCAGTCCACTCAAAGGTAAGCATCCCATACTTCTGAGCCATGCCCTTAAAAACCAGCCACTCAGCACCTTCTACGTCAACCTTAATGAGCTCAGGTGTACCGTAAGCTCTTACTAAAGAATCTATGGTAGTGGTATTAACAACTACCTCTCTATAAGGCTTACCTGCATACGGCATAGTCTCATCAGTAAGCCAGTCCTTATTAAGTGTAGACAGGCCATCCTCATCAGCTTCATAGAAGGTAACAGTCTCGTTATCCACATTAGAAACTGCATATTTAAGAGGCACAACATTAGAGTTGTAGATAAAGTTACTGACCAACTGCTTATAAACGCGAGGGGCGGCTTCTACAGCTATAACTCTAGCTCCCATACTTAGGGCCACTAGGGTGGCATCTCCGCGGTTAGCTCCAATATCAAAGACCAGCATTAGGATCTATCCTTTTCAAATTGTCGACAATTGCTGAACGGTAGTTATCTTTAATGTTCATAAGTAGCATGGTGTGAAAGAGGTCTTTAGCCTCTTCTACGCGACCTACCCACCAACCACATACAGCACGCTCAAACATTAGTGAGTAATCGCCCTCATAGTCTAAAAAAGGATTTGAGTAGCTTCTGTCTTCCATACCGTCAACAAGGTCAAGCCCGATACCAGACCAAGTATACGCCTCTTGCCATTCGCCGTTGCGCTCATGGAACCTAGACATCAAGAAATAACCCTCTACCTCATTTGGGCAAAGCTCAACTGCCTGCAAGATACAGTTACTAACTGTATATTTACGATCGTTTTGGTTTTCAAAGCAAATAGATGTACGCAATAAAGATTGGTACGCCAGCTTACGGTGCGTCTCATATCCATACTCTGCCGTGCGAAGATAGAAAGAAACAGCCGAGGCGGTCTGCCCTAGGCGGTCGTACTCTTGTGCGCAGGCAAAGTTAAGCTCAGGATTAAACGGATCCTTAGAAAGTTCAACTACTAGTTCTTCAATTTGCATAGTTAAGAGCCTCCATGATCAAGTCTTCCACCACAAGCTTTGGGGTACGAAGTACGAATGCTGCGTTATCTTGGAATCCAAACGAGATAAGCAGATCTTCTCCCTGGATGGCGGCGCCTACAGCAAACTCAATTCGAGCATCTAGGAACGAGAAGGTGTTGGAGTAACCGATTAGATTAAGCTCGTTATCCCAAAGGACTAGGCGGTGGCGATAGATACCGTCCTTCTGGTTAAGGTAATTCTTGAAAAGGTTGACCTCATGGGTAATCGCAATGTACATGTTGCCCCACTTGACTACCTGTGAACCACCCCGTTGGTCGGATGGTGGAGTAGGGGCTTGCTTTACAAATACCTGTTCGACCTTAGGCTCATTAGGATCAGCCAAAACTAGCTCAGTAGGAGATGTCCACTTAATGAAGTGGAACGGTGCGTCTAAGATGCCATACCAGTTCTTCTCACAGTATGAGTTGTCCTCACCAGGAGCTGGTATGCGTGTGCGCTGAACTTCCTTAACTGTCCAGTTAGCTTTATCAATCTCAATCTTGCTGTATTCCATGCGGCCTTCGCCATGGGCGGTAGTGTCGCGGCGAACGCCTACTAAGTAGTACTCGCCCTCCCACTGATACATGCGAGCGTCCTCTAAGCCTACAAACTCCCAGATTGGAGTATGCAGTTCAAGCATTTCTACCTTGGCGTAGTCAGTCATCTCTAAGTTTGGGTTGAGACGGCATACGTAGTTTTCGGTGCGCAGGTGCTGATCCTTTTCAGGATGAAGGTAGGAGAGCGGGCCCCAGCGGCTAGGGAAGAGCTGCTCGTTCTCAGAGTGGTAGAGCGTGTAGTTGACGTGGCGCAGATTGACCAGAATATCCCCGTCGTCGTCTATAAAGACCGAGGGGTTCATTAGTCCAGTACCTGCTTTCAGGCCCTTTTCTATTAAGAGAGGAGCTAGTTTTCCACCTTGAGCCACGGCCCGTTGCACCAAATTCATATGCACAGTGTATCAGGTTCAAATGCCGTACCCTATAAGGATGCGTGGAATCCAGCCTGGCGGTCGTTTTGACATCGCCTACGAGACTAGTTCACTGCTTGATGGCATCGACTCCGAGGTTACCAAGACGGTAGGAACTGTTGTTCAGTGGTGGGTTTATAACGCGGCAGGTACTACTGTAGATCCAATCTACGATGTAGGCTCCATCGGCGGCGGTCGTCTATGGCACGGCCCATTTGACCTACCTGTTATCAAGGCAATTGTTAAGCAGGGTGTCGTGCAGGAAGACG